GGCAGCGGCTGCTGAGGTGGTAAGATCAGACAGCCCTAACGCTTCCGTACAAAAGACAGGTGGTAATGTTACCATCACCGGTAAGTCTAACAGTACTAAGCTTACGTTCGCGGTCACGCCGGCTGAGGAGAACGGGCTTACGTTACTACTCCCTGCTAACTACACGGCGGCTGGAAAGGCTACGGCTAACGGAGCGGTTATCGCCGACGATCCCGGAGCCGCTGGCGAGTTCGTTTGGAGCATCACGATCTCGGATGTACCGGCCAACGTCACGATCGATGAACTGACAGCTACATTGAAAGTAACCGCTGCTGGTGGTCAGGCAGCCAACGTGACGGTAACTCAAGCCGCTGGAGATTCTACTATCGAGCTTGACAAGGAGACTATTAACTTGGATGTAAATGGTACTCAACAGACGGTTAACGTAACATCTAACGACAGCTGGACTTGGGCGCAAGCAGCGGCTAGGACCGTATCGAGAATGATGGGACGATAATCAGTTTCTTTTCTCTTACTCAGACCCCGATCGGATAAATCCGGTTGGGGTTTATTTGTTTTGCTATCTTTGCAATAGAACAAAAATAATACAACTATGGCTAATGATTTGAATATTAATTGGAAGGACGGGGTAGGCGAGGTAACGGACCAGCCTCTGACCGTCAGTCCGGGAGCCGGGAGTGGGGATGCGGCGGTTTCCTTTGGATCGGTGATGAATAAAGGTCTTGATCGAACTCTTGAGTTAGAGATAACAACATCTAAAGGTGTTAAGAAGACGCTTACCGTAAACCAAGAAGGATGTCGTCAGGCTTATGTGACCAGTGACGGGAAACGGTGGCTGACTAGCGACAATCGGGTGTATGGGGTACTGAAGAGTGACGCGCCATGTCAGTGTTTTGATGTCATTCCGAACACAATTACATTCAAGATAGATGACGCGAATCCAAGTCCGTTGATAGAATCTTGCGGCGATAGTTCATGGATCAAGGGCAGGAGATGCTTGGTGAAGAAAATTGATGCCGGGGTCGCCATTTGCTATCTTGACGGGAATAGCTCGGAGCTGTTCCATGACGGCGTTACCGCAGCCTCGCTCGATGGAAGCATGGGACAGTGGATGACTGATATCCCTAGTTATAGATATAACCATAAGGGAGGGGAATATGATTTAAGTGATATTAATAATACCCCGAATCTTATTCATCAAATTACGTTAACTCATAACGATTCGGATGATAATATTACCGAATGGGGAAACCATGGATTATTTAGGAGATGTTTAGTAGGAGTTACTGAGGCTGTAAACGTTAGTGGTAAATTATGGTCTAAGAAGGGAAGAGAATCTACTGGATCACTAACTCCTAAAGTATTTCATAATTACGCTACAGCATTAGGAGATGGATTTGACATTATTGATTATGAAACTCACTGCAAGATAGCTCATTTATTCTACGCTAAATATGCTAATAGAAATCCTCAAAAAATGAGTCAATTAGGATATGGAGAAAACTCATATACCAGAACTATTGGTACTACGTCCTCATTAGTTGACATACTCCCACCACTAAAGTGATTGGGATTCTTGGATACAAGTGTACGGGACCCCGGTTTTACAACCGTTGGAATTACCCATACTCTCCAATTCGGAAATGCCCTTCCGAAGGATATTTTTAGAGGCTAATAGATCCCTGTCGTTGACAGAACCGCATTTGGGGCAAACCCATGTGCGTTCCAAAAGCGATAGGGTTTTGTAAACTTGACCGCATTCACAAGTCTTTGAGGAAGGGAACCATTTATCTATTTGATGTACGGTAACACCGTATTTCGATGCGACATACCTCAATTTATCGATAAACATCGAATGGCTAAGATCCGATATTTTCTTACCCCACAGACGTCTCATTCCTTCTAAGTTAAGCGTTTCAATGAAAATAAAATCATATTGCTTGCACAATTCATGAGCTAATTTCCATTGAAAATCACTACGTAGATTCTTGATTTTCCTGTTTGTCTGATGAAGCTCGAACAACCTTCTTTTCCTGTTATTCGATCCCTTTTCAGATCTTGAAAGTTTACGATTACATCTCTTTACCTTCTTTTGATATCTATTGAAAAACAAAGGAGACTGAATAGACTTTCCGTCGCTTAACGTCATGTAGGTTTTAAGTCCGAAATCGATTCCTACAGATGCACCATTACGTGACTTTTCATAGGTCTTATTCGATTTCGAATCCGTTACGATGACAATGGAATATCTATCACATGTTTCCCTTAAAACTCTGACCTGTTTTATATTTCCATCGTAAGGACGGGAATATGAAAACTTAAAACGCTTGTTTATCTTATTGATCGTGAAAACATTTCCATTCAAGGCAAATCCTCCCTGTTTAAATACAAAGGAGTTAAACTTCTCTGCTTTCTTGAACTTCGGAGGTCTTTCGCATAACTTTTTAAAGAATCTTTTATAGGAATTGTCAAGACGTCCAAGGATTTCCTGTACGGTCTGGGAATGCAAAAGGACTCTTTTGATTCGTTTGGCAAAGTGCTTTTGAAGCCTGTTCAGTGAAATATATTTTCCAAATCTTTTGTAATAACGTTTTTGCAAATTTAGAGCATAATTCCATACAAACGCGCATTCCCTAAGCATTTTATCTAAATGCTTAGTGTTCTTGGATTTATATATATTGTATTTGTATGAGATCATGTTTTAATTATTTTTACGACACAAATATAATAACAATTCACTATATTTGCAAAACAAATCAGTAAAAAAAATGGATAGCAGGTGGAAAACAAACGGAGGAAGTGTCTATAATTTGGGATATCACATAATTTGGTGTCCTAAATATAGAAGAAAGAAGCTCGTGGGTGATATCGAGAAAAGACTTAGAGAGCTTTTATATGAAAAAGCCAATCAGAATAGTTGGGAAATAAAAGAGCTTGAGATAATGCCTGATCATGTTCATTTATTTATAAAAGCAACCCCCTCGGACAGTGTGTCTCACGTTGTTTCACAATTGAAAGGATATACAGCTAACATGTTAAGAAAAGAATTTGAATCTCTTAGAAGAGAACTCCCTACATTATGGACAAGATCTTTTTATGTCGAATCGGTAGGGCATATATCCGAACAAACAATTATAAAATACATTGAAAATCAAAAGAATATATGAAATATGATACTATCCCCTCTTTAAAAAGAGGAGCTTTGGATAAAATCGTAAGAATACGGATTAAGCCATAAATTATATAATTACCTATAAGAATATCAGCCTCCGCTTATTTGTGGGGGCTTTTTGTTTATCTTTGTCAAAAACATGAAGTTATGTCGAGTTGCGTAATTAAAAGGAATAAGGAGGGTAAGATAACCCGTGTCTTGACCCCTTCCGGCGAGGTATCCACCTTGTTCGATAAGATAGCGGGTATAGCCGCCGTAAGTGACCTTAATAAGGCCGCTGAAGCTTATATGACTATTTATAACGATAAGTTTAGGTCTAAGTTCGGTGACTGGACGAAGTCCGTACCAAGGAATAAGGAGGCCGCCAGATCCATAAGTGCCAGACTTAACGCTAGCGAGTGGGGACAACTTATGTCAGCCAAGGTCTTGTCTGCCATAAGTGATATGGACGCCCCGGCGTTGGCCAGAAGCCTTGGGAATAGCGACAATGTCGTGGCTTATCTTACTTCCGGAGAGGTAGGTGAGGTCAGTGATATGGCGGTGGTAGATACATCCACGGTACAGGAGGTGGATTTGGATTCCATAAATGAGGATAATATTGGCGACACGATACTGAAAGAGGCGTCATGGGATGATATAAGGGCTATCAGGGAGAATATAGACATTAAGGAGACAGCCCATATGTTATGGAAGGCCGTGGAAAGCGCTTTTACCGGGCAACGACCTAATATTAGGGTGAAAGGCGGAAGTATAGACGGGGAGATCATATTTTCTGGCAATGTCTTGCCGTTAAATAATATTGAGAATTATACTCCTCCATCTTCAAGATTGGTATATGATTCCGGTGAGCCTCGCCTGTTCTTTAGATCGGATGACGGCAAGATACACGAATCTTACGCCAACGCCATAAAAGGATCGTCCGGTGGGCGGGTCGAGGCCGGGTTCTTGGCCGGCAGTGTCGAGGAGAGCGACGTCCCGTCCGGTACGGCTGATATCTCCTTTGGCTCTTCCTCCATAACCCTTAATAACAGTGGGTCATTCATCCCGGTCCTTGGTATTAGCTCAAACTCAGATGTAAGCACTCGTGGAGGGTTTGTTAATTACCTTATCAAGAAAGGTATGTTGAGTGGGGAACGTATAAGGCTAGGGGATAGATATTATCTTACTGGAGCCGGCAATTCTGATGGTCTTAAGATCTATAACGCTATGGATGCCTTCTCTAGCCTTAAAAATAGATTTGGAAGTCAGTCCTCCGAAATGAACGCATTGGGTTCTATAGGTTTTGATACGGAGGTAAGTAATGATCTTGATCTTATCACTACGTCCGGGGAGAAGGTTACGGTAAGCAGATCGGAGATCAAGGGTATGTTAAGGCAAGGCAAGTTTGAGGAGCTTAACAACAAGTATGATGGATTCATGGAGCTAGCCTTGTCGTTGATGATGGAGGATAACGCTTTGTACGGTAGCAATGTCCGTGGGGTTATCGAGAATGAGAAGGCGGAGGATCTTCAAAACAGGACCGATATAACCAACATCTTATCCACATTAGGTATCCGTGTGATGGGTATGTCCGAATATATGGACAAGTATAAGATGCGTAATGGCGTAGATCCTTCCGCTAGGGCGTTATCTGACATGGCTAATGGCGTGATAGCATTGGCTGAGGGGGCTACGGTAGAGGATCTTAATGAGGAGGTGGCTCACTTCTTGATCGATACTTATCGTAATCAGCAGGAGATTGACGAGATACTTGATTCTGTCGAGGGAACTTCATTATGGAACCAATTCGCTGGTCGTTATTATGAGGTATATGGGAAGGAGTACCAAGGAGAGGAGTTAGACCGGATGGTGAAGCGGGAGATCCTAGGCAAAACGTTGGCCCAGCGGTTCGTTCCGGGCATGGAACAGGAGGTGGAGGATCTGGCATCGGGTGAGGACGTCCAGCTTTCTTTGTTTGGCAGGATGATACGAGCCATACGTAATTTCTTTACTAGCCAAAGATCAGACTTGAATAAGGTTCTTGATAGGATAAAGGAGTCGGCGTTAGCTGATGATCCAAGCGCTTTTGACGTGCTCCTATTAAAGGATAGCGATCATCTCATGTACTCGTTATCGGACGTTGACGTGGCTAATAAATTGATCAAGAACGGTAGGTCATTGGAAAGGCTATACACCAGATTGCAGAGGATGAGATCAAGCCAAAGCCAGAGGATCGGTGAGAGTATCTCCCTTCTTCGTGATATAGGAGAGAAGGTGAGACAAGTCGGGGGTGAGCTTAATAAAAACAACAACCTGTTATCCACCAAGAGTGTCATAGCGACCGCCAAGGCTGAGGTGGAGTATTTGGTTACGGTTGCCAGTAGCTTGCGTAAGAGCGACAAGGGATTGGATTATGAGACGATACAGGTTATCGATAACGTATATGGGGAGATAGTACCGTTAATCAGGAATCTTCGTGGATTCGTCAATAATCAGGCGGCGGATTATTATGGCAACAACAAGGTTGGCATGGTAGAGGATATGGATGATATATTGCGGATGGCTGAGACATCTATGTCTGATATAAACGCCCTTCGTAGCGATCGTAACGAGGATTGGCTGGATGGACAGCTCCGGATGTTTAATATCCCGGAAAGATATTGGAATGGGATAAAGAAGTTGATAAATAACATCCATAAGGATATCAATGTCATGTCCCGGTTTTTCGGGACGTTAGAACATAGCGGGAACGCTATCTTAGGCATGTTAGGGCAACGTCTTGCCAAGGCTTATAACGACGCTCATGTTGAGGGCGTGGCTAATATCAATAAGATGACGAAGATGATGAAAGAGCGTGGATGGGGGATAAAGGATAATGAGGATCTTATACAGAAGATAAACGGTAAGAACTCTGATTACCTTGATTCGTCCCGTGATTTCGCCAAATACGATTTACTGTATCGGACAGAGCAGGCGAAAGCTATTATTGATATATATGATCTTAAGAATGTTATGGGTAAGACCGAGAAACAGCTTATTGATCTTCTTCTATCCGATAGAGGTCTTAAGGTGAAGACTCGTGACGATATCGTAGGATATGATGGGGATAAACCTATTGCGAAGGAAGTATATCATATATTCAAGCCTACCATTCAGAATTTCGATATCTCGGACATGACGTTCGAAGATCAGCAACGATATCTCGATGCGATAAATAGGTGGTTGGATGAGAATCGTGAGAAACCTATGGTGCAGGCTTATTACGATAAGATCGAGAATGTGAACAAGAAGGTAGAGGAAAGGCTTGGTCGCAGGGTATCACAAGCTACATCCGATTTCATGTCTCGTATCCGCAGGAGTAGATATGTGGCTATGGATAAATTCGTGAAAGACGGGAAAGTGGATTGGTCGGCATTCCAATCCGATCCTATAGCATGGAGATCTTATCTGGATATCCTTCGTGATAGGGCTATAGCCAAGAGCGAGTGGTATTCCGACGGGACACCAAAGGAAGCGGGGTCCGAGGCGTTGATGATGTCCGAGGAGATCAAGGCATGGGACGAGGCATGGACCGAGGAGTTCGGGAATACCAACGAGGGTCGTAAGGCTTCCGCGGAATTCAAGGAGATACTTCGCGGGATAGAGCGGTCAGAGGGCGGTAAGGCGGCGTTCGAGTTCCTGCTAGCTGGCGGTCATCTTGGTTTCTCCAAGGATATGTGGGGATCCGAGGAGGGTGATTATTACGAGAATCTGGTTGATAAGATCATGGAGCAATCTGTATCATCATCAAGGATAGAGAAGGTAGAGGAGGCGATGGCAACAATAAATGAGATCAACGATCAGTTAAGACCTTTGCTTATTCAGTACCGGGACAGTACCAGATATGGCGAGTATGATTTCGATCGTCTTCGTGGGTCATCGTCATTAAGGAAGATAAACGAGCTATACGACCGTCTGGCCGAGGCCAAGAGTGTTATTAACGCCGCCGCTTTCGCTGAGGATATTGAGATGGATATGCCTGATACGGTGGAGAGTGGAGTCACGGATTCCTACCGTAACGCTCTAAGGGACGCCATGGCGTACGACAAGGGCATGGATGAAATTAAATTCGCCAAGGAGCATATGTCCGCCCGCTCCCGGAGTCAGGTGGATAGGATGGCCGCCAAGCTGTCCCGGAAGAACCCGTCATGGACAACCGTGGAGGTGGCGTTCTTTAGAAAGAAATACGGTCCTGATTTCAGTGATAAGCTGGCTAATGATATAGCTATGGGTAAGGCTAATAGTATACTTATCGAGTACGCCAGAACTCGGCTATATCCTTATATGAGAAAATACTCTCCCAAGGGATATTCTGATTTCGTTAGGAAGATAAATAACGGTACGTATAAGGTATCCGAGTTCTTTGATGCCATGGAAAATGGTATATCAAAGGAAGAGAGCGTATCCCGTTTCGGGTTCGATATTAATATGATTGACTTATCGATCAATAACCAGTGGCTAGAAGAGGCCGATGCCGAGAGTTCTTTCCGTAATCCTAATTATAATCCCGATCTGGGTTATGGGTATCATACGCCTAGGTTCGATAAGTACAAGAACGAGGCTTTTTTCAAGAAATACGGTATTACCAACGAAGGGGAGGAAGCTACGATCAATAAGGATAAGTGGGAGATGAGGAAGGAGCTGCTTAACATAAGCCGTAAGGCTATGGAGGATTATGACGAGCGGTTCAGGAACATCTACCAGATACCACAAATATCCAAGGGCGGCGTGGAGAGGATGGTGCAGGCCGGGGTTGACCCGAAGACGGCCATCGGCAACGCCGTGCGTGATATTGTTGGCGAGAGGGTGGATGACCCTATACACGGTCAAGGGCAAGACCTAGGAGAGCTTGATGAGAACGATAACAAATATCGCATGATCCCCAAGTACTATCTGAGTAAGCTAGAGAATGCCGATGACGTATCTCATGATTTCGCGTACTCCTATTCCATGTTATCCTTACAAGCAGCCGCTTACAAGCATAAGAGAGCGGCTTTGGATGATGTCATGGGATACAGGAACATGATGCTGGAGACACAATACGACGGCGGTAAGAATCCGGAGGCAACGCATGCCTATAGGATGTTTCAAGATTGGGTTAACGCCAGTATCTATGACGTTAGGATAAATAACAAGCGTATAGAATGGAACGTAGGAAGCTATAAGGTGGACCTTAATAAGCTAGCTCTTATGTTTACTAAGTTCGTATCCAAATCCAACTTAGGCTTCTCCCCGTTCGTCGCGGCTACCGGCGCCCTTACCGGGCAGGCCAACTTCCTTTTGGAGGGTATGGTGGGGCAGTATATAAGCAAGGACTCCATGAAATACGCCTATGGGGAAGCCCAGAAACAGTTAAGTACGTACGTGTCTGAGATCGGGGACATAAACCGTACCAACAAGCTATATGTCGTTGGAGAGACCCTAGGTGTGTTTAATGTCCGCAACCGTGTACGATCGGCGGCGTACAACAAGATCTGGAGAACCTTATTCCGGGACCTGCCGTTTAAGATGATGGAAGTTCTTAACTCCCCGTTGGATCCGCAGGTCATTATCTCGGTCATGGATGATACCCGCCTATACGAGGGTCAGTTTTGGTCATACTCCAATTTCAAGGAGATGATGATGAAAGACAGAAATATGTCCGCTAACGAGGCTAAACGCGATTGGGAGCGTTTAAGGGATTATTCTATGTGGAACATGGTAGATGTCAAGGACGGAAAGATTGTGGCTAAGAATGAGGCTAACAAGGATATTATAGACCGATATATACCCACCTTGTCCAGTAGGGTCAGGAGCATGGTGCAGATCTGCGACGGCGCCTTGAACGAGCAGAACCGGGTGGGGGCTAGCCGGAACGCTATCCTTAATATGGTGCTGCCTCACCGTGGATGGTTTATATTGGCCGTACAGCGGGCGTATAAGAAAGCTGGTTTCAATTTCCAGACCAACCAGTTTGAGGAAGGATATATGAGAACGTTATGGAGACTGGCCGGTAATGTCTATGGATCGATGTCCGAGGGCAGGATGGGGGAGGCATATGACGTGCTTAAGGAAGAGTATGATAAGCTTACCCCCTACGAGCAGATCAATATCAAGAGATCGATTATCAACATGGCGGTATTCGCTACGATGATGGCCATAGGAAGGGCGTTGATGGGATATAGGGAGGATAATGAGGATAGCTGGTTCGGGCAGTTCATTACCTACATCGGGTTCAGGACGATCAATGAGATCGCCTCCCAGACATCCCCGTTCATGGAGCTTAACGCCATAGACATGCTACAGGATCCGCTAGTCACCGCCCGGAAGTTAGGCGACCTCACCGATCCTCGAAACTGGGATCCGTTCGCTACCGTCCAGACCGGCGTATATAAGGGCGAGAGCAAACTATGGAGGCAGCTCATGAAGTTCTCGTTTGGTAAGCAATGGTATAATATCAAGACGGCTAGGGATATTAAGCAGACATCCGACTACTGGCTGATGACCAACGGCATGACGATGGGATTCTTCTTAGGAGGCAGGGATAAGGACGAGTCTGGGGAGGACGCTAATTGGTACTTTGACAGGGGAAGATAACTGATATAGTATGACGAAAAAAAATAGCCAGTCAATTGTTTAAGACAATTTGATTGGCTATATTTGCATTATGAAACAATGAATGACGGGATCTCACTTCAAGGTCATTCAATGTGTAAGATATTTTTGGCTCATTAGGATTTGTCGAGGTGAGATCCGACATCTCCTTTTGGGCCTATTTTTTATATCATGTGTAATATTGTTTTGAATGATGATTTATCTATCAGATCGTATTTCGAGAAGGTTCTTGAGTTAGTTAAATCCGGAGAGGATTTCCCTGTTAACCTAGATGAGGTTTGGCCTTTGATATATTCTGATAAGGGTAAGGCTGTTAGGGTTCTTACTGGTGATAATGGGTTTATTAAAGATATTGATTATAAAGTTTTTACCAAAAATGGTAAAAACCCTACCGGGGGAAGACCAACAATTGTATATATGATATCTGTATCTTGCATGGAATATTTAATAGCAAGGAAAGAAAGACGAGTATTTGATGTATATAGAAGCGTATTTCACGGCACAGCAAATGCTTTAAATAAAACGGAAGCATCTGTAGAAAAGAACCTTCCACATAATTATATAGAAGCATTAGAAGCGTTATTAGCATCTGAGAAAGAAAAACAGGCATTAGCTGAAGCCAAGAAAGCAGCGGAGGAGGCTAAGATGATATCCGATAACATTATTAAAGAACAAGCCCCTAAGGTAGGATTCGCCGAAACAGCTATTATGGCCAATGACAAAGGTGATGATATGTTGATTCGTGATGTTAGGAGAGAACTTGAGTCTCATGGATGTGATATAGCGGAAAGATCTCTAAGAGAGTTTTTACAAGAGCAAGGTTTCTTTTACAAGAATAAGAGAGAATGGATATTGACAGAGAATGTTATGAAGAAGGGTTACGCGCATTACAGATACAATACGGATACCGGGATCAGGAATACGGTTTATATGACTAGGAAGGGATTTGAGAAAACGTTATATAATATCAAGAACAAACCTCAATCAAGAGAGTCTTTCATCTCTTTCGGGGGTAAGATATTTGATTAAGATAGTAGAAGGATAGGAAATTATCATCCTATCCTTCTTATTTTCGTTATCGGTTATTATATTTATACACAAAATCATCCACATCCATATACTCGCACCCGAAGTTTTCCGCCGTCTTCTTATCGGAGTCGGAGAACTGTCCTTCTTTTCCGGAAGCGTCCCCGATCATCAAGATAGTATCGTATACGATCTTTTCTTCCTCATCTTCATCGTTATTCATGTATTCGATGAAATCCATATACTCTTTTATCATCCCTATATTCGGCTTCCTATTGACGTTGCGTTTATTATTGCTTTCGCAGTAATAAGCACTTACGGATATATCCGTGTAATCTTCCAAGGCGTTTGATATGTAATCGAATTTATATTCAAACATCTCTTTGTCCACGAATCCTTTTTCTATACCTCCCTGATTTGATATGATTAGTATATCATCAGGAGCGTAATTTTTGATAGCCTCAAATACGTAGAGTTTGAGTTTCATATCCCATATACCTTTAGGGAATGTATCCCCTGACAATGTCTCAATCAGTGTCCCGTCTAAATCTGTTATTAACAATTTACGCTTTTTCATGATTCAAAATTTAAATGATATGTGATTATTTAGCCATTTTATCAAGGCGAATATTAAAAGAGAGCGTAGTAGGAGGAGACTTTGGCAACTCATTGCCAATTTTTACCATCTCATCATGTTCCTCTTTCGTTAAGAAAGGTTTATCTATTAAATAAGCTAACCTTTCTTCCAGTTCTTTTTGTCTCTTATTACTTTTCATAAATATAATTTATTATATAATTACCCATCATTAAATTACAGATCCATCTTTTGTAACTATAGGAGTTCCGACTGGTAATATCCTGAAATTAACACCAACTATTATAAAACTCCCTTCTGGATCAGGATCTTTATATATTAAATATTCTTTTCCATGGAAGCATGTATGTTTAGGATTATTTAAGAACTCATCGAATTGAGCTAACTCATCATCCTTTAATCTAAACTCTTGTTGATAATCTTTTGCTGTCTTCATATTTGTAATTTTATAAAGTTCTTAGACGATGAGGTATTCTGCCTACTCCGCAAAGTCCCCCATTTTCTGATTTGACAATTTTTACCCCATCAAATCTAATAAGAAAAATTCTTTCTTGCAAAGTCCAATGTCCATATAATGATTTTTTAAGGTTGTTATATATCTTGTAATAAATACTCTTCTATTTTCTTAGCCATATCAATAAGCATCTCACATCTAAGGTTATTAAACTCCTTACAAAACCTCATGTCTTCCTCATGCTTTTCCTCAGGCGATCTGTTATCAATTACGCTGTAGCATGGTGACGAATACACGGGGATAGGTCTCATGGCCTCTATAGCCAATTTAATGGCCTTTTCACTGATCTCGCTCATATAATCCTCTTTTTGCACCCATATAATACCACTGTTAAAGCAATTTGGGTTTTCTAACTGGCAATTTCCATTGTCATAAAAACAACATCCTGTACAACATTCTTTCTCTATCTCTGAGACAGCCATGAATCTCTTCTCTTCATATATCATGGTATCTCCTTTTTCTATCTTATTCCTCTTTGTCTTCATCTTATCAAATTTTTATATCCTACACGTTTTAATTCCTCTTCGGTAGCTTTCTTCTTAGGGAACTTCCCATGCCATTTCCCGGGCACCACGACATCACGGCCGTCGGGGCTGGTAGCCAGCCTCCCGCATTCGCTGCACAGCCCCATGCCCTTGTACGGCTGTAGTTCCTTGGCATAGTCGAATTTATCCACCATATACTCGTTTGTCAACATCCAATAACTAGACGTAGCGGTATTATCAACGCAACCGCATTTAGCGCATACAAATAAGCTCATATTTTAGTATCGTTAAATGTCGTTATCCTTATCATCGTCAACCCTCTCCACCTTAATCATCCCCATATCGCCTGAAGGTAACGTCATGTCGCTATACACGTTATTCCAGTTCTCGTCAATAGCCAATTGATGCAGTATTGATCTATATATCTGGTAGGTGTTTCCGATAAGTCTCTTTCTATTGATCATATCTTTACTACCTCCATCATACCCTATATGTTCATAGTCTTCGAGATCCGGGAACAGCCTTCTTCTTATAGCCATCGAGTTATTTGCTATAAAGCTTCTTATCCCCAGCGACTCCGTCCTGTCCATATCATCTATCAAAGTTTCCGTGGTATGCTGAAGATCCATGTCTCCGGCTGCGTATCTGCTTATGTCCTCCACGCACCGGGATATCAGCATCAGTTGTTCCCTTGTCAATGTTATTTTATAAAGTTGTTTGTTGTTCATATCCTTCTATTTTATTTATCATCTCGAATATTTTCACCGCTATCAACGGCACTATGGCATTACCATAAGCCTTTATTGATTCTTTTCTCCATTTCCCGTAAGGAATGGTAAGGTTGTCCACATTAAAGGGTAGCCCATCATTTCCTCTACAAATAGGGGACTGAGTTGGAAAACTCTTCCATTGAGTCGATCCCCGTCCATCCCAATCACGGCAGGCATATTTCTTAAAGAGTCTGTTCTCGGTGCTCCGTTGCTTTTTGTCATCTTCCTTATCGTACAAGAACCTGTGTGATCTGAGGCCACTGGTGTCGGTAATAAGTCTCCGTATTTTATCCCTTGTTTGGGAAGTGAACTCAAATCCATGAATCTTGTCTTCCCGTCCTTGTCGCAAACCTTCAACCCTTGCGTCTGAACAGTCGGAAGCAATGAACCATATCCTATACCGTTTATGTGGCGCTCCGACACCGCAAGCTGGAACAATGATCGGTTGGACGGAATATCCTTCACGTTCAAGATCGTCGCAGATGGTATTGATGATATATTCTTGCTCAAGTATCGTTTCCTTGTAATTTTCTTCATCTTGATCACTTTTCGTTTCCACGTCAGTTTCACTACCGGGTTGAACCATATTGGTGATTCCAGCAACATTCTCGCCAATAACCCAGAGCGGTCTTGTCTCTCGTATGACTCTAAGCATTTCCGGCCAGAGATAACGGTCATCATCCGCTCCCTTTCGTTGTCCAGCGACGCTAAATGGTTGACAAGGGAAACCTCCGGTGAGCACGTCGATTTTCCCTTTCCATGAAGTGAAATCAGTTCTTTTAATATCTTCATATAATACTGTTTTTGGAAAATAATATTTTAATACACTTTGACAGAATGGATCTATCTCGCATTGAAAGACATTGTTCCATCCTACCTCTCTAGCGGCTAAATCAAAGCCTCCTATACCTGAGAAAAGACTAGCGTGATTCATTCCATCTTATTTGATATTAATTTTTCTTTTATATGTTTAGATATATCAATTATCTCATCTTTTATATTGCAGTCATCTTTTAATAATGAACCAAATATACATGATATGGCGCCCTTTAGGCCTAGCGCTATCCCTATCTCCAATATTTTTTTATCGGTATTAGAGATTTCTACAGGTTCATATAATATTGATGATATGTTGTTAACGACGTATATTATATCATCTTCATTCATTGATGTAGATTTATCGACAATAGCTATAAAATCTTTTATAATCATAATATAAGCTATTTTTATTTCTTTTATCGTATCATCGCTTAGATGTCTATCTCTTATATGCCTTTCAACATACTTGTTTGCTAGATTCTCTATTTTGTCCATTTGTGCTATCAATTATTTAGTTAATAATAGATCATAGTCCTCTTCGTCTATACTCCCATTATTGTTGACATATATAATGAAATCATTTAAAAGCACGGTCTTATCCTTGGATAAGGCTTTTATAATAAACTCTCCATCATCTTTCAACATCACATGCACAGTATCCCAGATAACATATTTTTGACATTCTCTCTCAATCCTTTTGGTTATATTGAGCATCTTCTCGTATGCTTCTTTATGCCTTTTGATCATTTTGTCTAGCTCAGTCGTATCATTTTCCCGTATAACCGTGAATATATACTCCTTGTTACAATTCCAACATTTTATTAGTCTTTCTGATCCACACTTCTTGTCCTTGTAGAAGAAGCATCCCCTACATGGCTCCTCATGGTCGTAGCTTAATACTACAAGCAGCTCCATGCCATTCTTGTATATCACGTCTCCTTGTTTCATCTTGTCTATTTTATTAATCTCATTATCAATATAGCAAAGTTGAATATTATCCATACTATAGATATCCAGAATGTTATACTCAACATAAGACCTATGTTCTTAGGTATAGGATCTACTCTCCTGAATGTAAGGATCATGAATATAAATGTCTTGAAGTTCATAATTTACGATATTTTTCTATATAGTTAACTATTAGATCCTTGACACCTTTAGGGACATTAATTAGCTTAAGGTTACCTTGGAATATATCCTTACCGTACTCGTCCATGATCACCCCGAATGAAGGATTCATGATTCTTGTCGATATACATATCGGTTGGTCGGTATCGAATCTGATAACGGCTACCTTCTTCTCGTTTATCGCCTTCTTTAGGGCTATATAAAGCTTATGACCTTTAACAATGTCACAATTACCTTTCATGATCTTAGACATATATATGATATGCTCTTTCTTCACATTGCTGAGATTGTCCATCAGTTTAAGATCTCCACCAACAGATTTCCATTTTTTGAAGCAAGATATGCATAGACAATAACTGGACTTGGCGTTCCTCGGCATCATCCTGCTGCTACCAGCGGGAACCGTATCGCCACAGCAGACGCACGTCCGGTCTTTGTTGGTGCGTACTGGGCCATAGCTGTTTATCGGGTATTCTTTTTCTTTAAGCATCTTTTTCTGTTTTCAAAATTATCATCACCATATTCATAATTAGGACAAGCCTTATTGCTTGGGCGTCTCGTATAAGTCTTTTGCTCCCTATCATATTTCCTGTTAGGGTTTATATAATGGTCGCACACTTGCCAAATGGAGCAGCATACTTTCCCGTATCTTTTCGCCCATTCCCGATCATGTAGATGTACACAAGTGGCGCAAGTTGGGTTCTTGAGCTTATCCTTATTCTCATCTATGATCTTATTGACCCGATCAAGAATAACATGCATTTTTTCAATATTTATGACGTTAAATGCGTCTGGGCATGGAAGATATGTCATTGAGCTTATATCTATGTCCATTTCCTTGGATTTATTGTAAGCTGATTTGTATTTCCTTCTCATCAAATCCTTTAATTGATTTACTTTTCTCTCATAAGTCCCCATATTTCACTCAGTTTTCCATCCTTGTTTTTTCAATAGATCCACCATCATCTCCTTTATCTTAGGGCTAATGGCTTCGGTAAGTATATCAGCGGCCAAGTTAATAGAGAAGCTTGTCATTCTAGATTCTCCTATATACTTCTCGCTGGTAACTTCTTTCACATAGTCGTGAATATCCTTGATCATTTCATTTTGAGATCTTAGGAGATCCAGTATCTTATCGAGTTTATCATTCATCTTTTTTCTCGAATATACCTGACAATAACCAGAAGACCACTATCAAAAAGAAAAATAGCCCAAGAGCCTCATCCGGATAATCATGCATCGCCTCTAAGATACTTCTCATAACTTAACATCCATTTTACCGATTATACGATAGAAAATATCCCTAGTCAGCTCAATATCGTAAGTAGCGTCATGAAGCTTATTCTCGTCGATCTCAATACCCATAGTTCTGGCTACGGTCATCAACTTAAAGTTCTCCATATCGTTTCTTACGCCCATCAGGAACGGTGTCACCATAACATATACATCCATACAGTTAGGATAGAACCATGATCCGAAATACTTATCCCCACATTGGGTAAATAAAGCCCGTAGGAAGTTGTTGTCGAATCCGGCGTTGTTATACCCCACCAAATACATTTTATCCCTCTTATCGAACTTATTCACGTATTTGGATAATATACCAACTAACTGCCTGTACCCTTCTTCCATAGGCTGATACGACTGCACTTGCTCCAAGGTAACACCAGCCACATCCAGCGCCTCTTGCTCTATCGTGGCGGCAGGGTTCGGGGCTAGGCGGATGTCGAACCTCTCAGTCTCCTGCCCGTCGATATCCACGATCCCTCCTATTTGGTGTATCCCGTTTCTCCAGAACTTAACCCCGGTTGTCTCTAAATCAAAAAATAGTAATTTGCTCATGTCTATTTATTTTGTTAATTTATCATTATCTAAGAACTAGTCGTGAAATGCTTTTATAATATATACTCCCATCAACTCTTTTACCTTCAAAGAAGTATATCCAATATTCTAATGAAGAACATCCAAAAGCAAGACATAGATTATTTATCGCATATCTAAAGTATTTCTTGCCTGAACGAAATAAGATTTGAAATTCTTTATTATTTAAATGGAGTCTTTTTTTGGTTTTTCTTTTATTCATGTTTATAGTTTTATTTTAAATGTTCCTTAATCTTATCCAATGCCTTATAAGACAGATAGCTGTCTATAGTATTATCGCTATCTATTTCCAGCAACTCATTAAACAAGTCTTTAGCCAATGCTTTCCACTGCTCTCCCCAATCACGGAGATTCTCGACCTTTGACCGTATATCCTCGAAATAAGAATCTACGTCTGATTTGATTGATTTTGAATAATATTTAACATCCTCCTCGTCCCCATCCATAATATAATCACATTGTGTCCTGATATCTTTTATATGACTGTCTATATCACTGCACATATAATCAACAGGTTTACGTATATTGAATATAGCTTCTGACGTAAGACCGGTTATATCTTGTATGTCTTTTAAATTACCCATGATTTAATCAATTAAATACCAACCATCCACCTGCAAATCCCATTGCGAAAATAGATAAGATTATAGATGTGAATAATATCCAATCTTTTGCGCTTAACTCATTATTATCTCTCTTTATTTTATTAAGATAATCATATATAGCTGTATAGACAGCATGGTGAATATTCTCGTCTCTAGCCCTTACGATATTATCATATTCATTATATCCTAGATTATGGGTGGCGCTTTCGATCCTCATATTCCCCGTAACCTTTTTATTTACATCGAAATCGAAACTAACCACTATATCGGTGGTTAGAGCGCTGGCGATTTTGCTTTTTATCTCATCATTACTGAGATTAGCATCGTGCACTAATCGCTCATAGTCTTTATCGTCAAGAATTATCTGTTTTTTAATGTTCATATCCCTAATATTTCTGCTACATAAACAAATCCATAACATATATAATTATCAGCGTCATGCTCACCCCAATTCACATGCCATACGACGGCGCACGGGAAATATAATGGCATATCCTCAGCCATAGGATCCTCTTTGAAGTCATCAATGTTTATCTTCTCCCTCCACCTCCACAGGTCTTGGATATTGTTCAAAATTAATTTCTCCATAACTATGACGGATATTAGATGTTAGTAATTCTATAGCCAAGCTGATCATGGCTCCCGCTTCAGTAAGTTGATTCATTTGGGCGTACATTTTATGCTCTGCACTACGATAAGCCTCTCTACTACTTATGGTGTCTAGTAAATCATCTATAGCGTTTCTAAGAAGATCGGTCATCCCATGCCCTCCTATGCCCTTGAAATAATAAATATCACGACCAGCGTAAAACATGTCCTGATATCTTTTAGCTACATACTCTATCCCGGATAGATGGTATTTCTCGTTGTCTATCTCCACCTCTCCTTCTTCTATAGCTCTCAACAACTTCCAATCTATCTTTACATCAGCTTGACGATTTTTTACCTTTACATAGGCATATCCGCCATAATGAGAACCCAGCGTCCTCATCGTAAGTTCATTGACTTTTTGTTTGTCTCCATCCATAACAATCTGGTTTTTAATGTTGATACAAAAGTAAGATTTAAACAAAAATAAAAGCATGAATAATATAAAAATAATATTAATCATGCTTAAATATAAATATATCCCTTCTAGTTCTCACGGATATACGTATTCGTACTCATCTGGAGGAGATGTCTTATATTCAACATCGCACTCCATATTGGTGTAATAGTTATCCCCTTTTCTGTATACTAACGCTACCCAACAGTCATATTTTTTGCTGTATCCTATAAGAGGGACATTAGCCATAGGCGGATTATCCTCTGTTTTGTATCTTATTCTTGTTACTTGTTTCATATTTTCATGGATATAAATATTCATATTCTTCCGGTGGATATGTTTCAAATTCGGTGTCGTACTTCATACAAGTGTAGTACTTGTCTTTGCTTCTGTACACTACTATCCACGGACAGTCATATCTTTTGTTGTATCCTAAAAGAGGAACACCTTCCATAGGAGGCTTATCTTTCGTTTTGTACCTTAATTTTGTTATTTGCTTTATGCTCATATAATCTTATGTTTAAGTAATTCCATCATCATCGAAAACAATGTGTCTACAAGAAGTTTCTCGCTACTCCAATATATAGGGATCTCATCTATATCTCTATACGTTACAGACCATGCATGTTCTAGCTTATAACATTCGAATGTACAACCCTCTATCTCATATGGGAGTAAATTCAGTAACGTCCCTACATCCCAAACAGGGTTGGATATATCCGGGGTAACGGCCTCGATCAGTCCTATACGACCAGCGTCATCCTCCATAGAATGTAATTGATCCAGATACTTGTCTCTGAAACCGATGGCGGTGGAGATAGGGAGGCCGGCCTCGACCAGCACCCTCCCCTGTTCTTTTGTGGTGAATATCCTTTCTTTCATCTAACCCTTGATCTTTTTCTCTACAGTAACGATCGTATCATTATGCCATCCCCCATGAGCCACGAGAAGAATCTCCTGCTGCTCGAAACCAAGACCGGCCCCTATACCGCCGGAGTTCCATGCGCAGGTAATGACCACCCCGCCTTTCTTGGTGATCCTAGCTATCTCATTCTTCTGCCTAGCCCAATAACTAGATTGCGTTGTTTGCATATTAACAGATCCTCCAAGTCTTTTATACGACTCAGATACCTGCCTCGGAGAATATGGTGGATCATATAATACCATATCAGCCATATTATCCTTAAGACCACGCAGGAAGTCTGTGGCGTCTTTATGATACATAGCTTTAGTATCAGGGTCAAGATCGTTGGTGATTGTCCCTATATCGCTGTTTCTGGCGAATGGATCCACTATAACCATCCCCTCTTCTCGATATTTATCTATAAGTTCCCTTATCGGTTTTATGCTGAATGTCTCGCTGTTCGGCATTGACCATTTCTTGTTTATAATCATCTCTTAACTCTGTTTTAAATTTAAGCTTCATAGTACTTCTAGGTACAGGATCGCATATGTCATCCCACCAATTCTTGTGCCCTTTCGGTGGATGTATATCCTTTTTCCATAAAGATCCCTTAACTGTCTTGATTCTTCCGTATGGTCTCATTTTGCTCGTGTTTACCTTCACATGTCACATTATATCCGTTTCTAATGACCCGAACATAAGCTCATCAGTAATCTTGCGAAATTCCTTTACAATATCATTTATCTGCTTACGTTCGATGCTCCTTAGCAAATGGGCTATCACATCCACTGTCCATCCATTGCCCGCTAAAGACATGGCCGTATTTGGGGCTATCCCGTCAAGGTAATCATCCGGCAATGTCTGTAGCCTACACATCTCCACCGGGGTCAGGTATCTGAATTTGTCTTTTATGTCAAAGGCGTTAGGATATCTTCCGGGAGGTAACGATGAGATTACGTTATCTTTCATAACCGTTGTCAGGCAATTACTTTTCTTGATGGGAGTGGTATTCTTATCTTTTCTTATCTCCAGACATTGCGTTATTTTTATGCCCATGTCACAATCCTTTCGATACCCGTCCTCTCCTATCCTTCTACCGACAATGGTTCCTATATATCTCCCTCTTATGGCTCCCGGATTCCAACCCTTGTCATGCTCTAGAATATCATCCAATGATATATGCTTGTCTTTCGGCATTTCTACCGGCCAATTACACCAATAAAGGCGATGCCGGGTCTGTGCCGAGACCAAGGCACTATCGATCTCCACCGGCTCCACGCCAAGCTCCTCGGTGATCACCCAGCGGTGCTCGTCCCGCATCCGGACGTTCTCGCCCAAGAACAGGACCTTACCTTTGGTTTCCTTTCTTAAATGCTTTACGATGTCCGAGAAGCAAAAGAAAAGCCTTCCACGAGCGTCCATGAATCCCTTACCCTTACCTGAGCTAGAGAAGCTCTGGCAACAGAACCCTCCCATGACCAGATCTATGTCTTTCCAAGGGATATCCCATGTTCTCCAGTTATTAACATCCCCTAATTGAATAATATTAGGAAAATGTTTTTGACTTACCTTTATGCATGTCTTGTCTATCTCTGAGGCATAGTAAGTCCCAATAGGTATACCGGCTCTTTGTAATGCTAGATATCCACATGATATCCCATCAAACAATGATAATACATTCATATTGTTTATCGTTTATTTATGCAATTCTATAGCAATTGTATCATCAAAATGATCATTGACTATATCTCCCTTCTCTTTTATAGACATATCAGATAAAGAGGCAGGGTAGGATGTTATATAATCATTCGTATTTATAACAACCCTTATTTCCTTACTCTTATCCTTGACAAGCATCAATTCGTCTATCAAATCTTGTACTGTCATATTTTTCTCCGCTTTCATAAATCCTGTTTTTATTTATTTTCATGGTCTAAAAATATCCTTTGCGATCATATCAAGGGATATTTTATGTATCTTAGGTAAGACCTTAACCAATTTTATACCAAAATTTTCTCCTCTCTTAACAAAAGTCCATTTACCATATATGATTCCATGCATCATATTCTGTATTACTTCCTTACTGTCTGTCAAGAATACTTGGTAATAGACACTTTTGGCATAATTAAAATCCTCCCCATGATCATTTGCCGGTCTTAATATCATTACGGCGGAGGAGCATCCACGGACGAACCCGTATATCTCAAGGCATTCATCAAACTCATAATTATCGCGTTCCTCATCATGAACATCCTTAACCCATTTACATGGTCTCCCGTCCTTAAACGGGATTTTTAACTGTTTCTTTGCCATCTTTTAAATTGTATTATAATGTTATTACCTGCTCATAGGTGAGCGTACCTTTGTAACCTCTAGCTTTTAGTTCCTCGATAAGTTCTCTAGGTTTGAATTTGGCTAGACCCGGGTTGGCAAACACTTTCGTTAATTTACCCCCCCCCATCTGCATTGGCTTTTTTGGACGATTTGTAGGCATTTACACAATCCTTACAGTAGTATCCAAACCCATCCTTTTGTGATTTGTTCTTATAGAATTTATCTACTGGTAATTCTTTACCACATTTCTTGCATATTTTAGTCTCCATGTCTATTAAATTAAATTATGATTCAATGTTTTCAATCTTAAATTCCCAGTCCATAGCGTCATGCGTTGCTTTAAATCTGTTTCTTTATGACAATTTGGTTCCCGTATTGAGGTATAATGCATAAACCTTCATTCAATCCATTTATTTCCAGTTCCCCAAAATTATTTAGATTTATAATAAACTCATTACCAACCCAATCAAAAACTCGTATGCCATTTTTAACTTCTATTTCATCGTCACCGCAGCGATGATTAATAATATGCACTTTCATTACCTTCGTCCCTGTTGTCCTATATTTATAACTCTCAATTTATCATATTCCTCTGAAAGAATCCCATGATCAAACAATTTGTTAGCGTCTATCTTAAGACTTCTATAATTGTCAGTTATATTGATATCACTCCACAAGTTCAATTTTCCCTTATCATCCAATTGCATATGGATAAAACCTTTTGTCACCTTCTTTCCGGCTTTAAGAGCCTCTACGTCTTTATCGGTAATCTTTTTCATGCTTTCGATATTTTATCATTATAGTTAAATTCATCTTTCATTCTGATCTTTATACCTCCATATGATAATTCCTTATGAGCTGTAACAAAATAATCAACCGCATCTTCATCTAATAAACTATGCGGACACCTTTCCCATACAGGGTTTTGATCTAGATGACCCCATGTGGCTACAAGTAACCTATTCTTGTCATTATCAATAGCTATTTTGTATGTCCCTGTAGTAGCCTTACGTTTAATGATCGCTCCATTTAACATCTGTTTCTTAGCCCAGCTCCATGAACCTCTCAACCCAAATGTTTTTATAACCCAGTCATTTATCTTCTTCATTTCAAGTTATTTGTTAAAAGTGTAATATAAATATAAATACATAAATTGGATAGGACTATTCACCATACCCTTATCAGTAGGATCATCGTATTTTTCAAGCCAAAAACGAAGCGCCTCCCAATCGATATCCTTACGGTCACATACCATGCAGGCTAGGTTAGCCCCGAACAGCTCCCCGCCGCCGCTCAACGACCTGTTAAACCTCTTGGCTAGTCTTCTTTTGAATCCCTTATCATACCATATCCCGGAGGTAGCGGCATAGCAATAATAAGCGTTGTACTTCATTTTCACGCCCATCCTATCAAATAAAGACGTATGCCATATCCGATCCAGAAAGAACACTATTCCACGATATATGAAAGTCCGGAGATTCTTCCTGTATTTCTTCCCTAAGAAGCTATCCACGCAAGATATAGTCCCGCCTGAATAGTACCAGTTATTGGCACCTCTCTTGACCTTATCCGTCATCTTGAACTTATTCTTTCTATCCTCTACCCTATCCCAAGGCTTTAATTTATCCTCATTAAATGTCGGGCAATAATGATAGTAATGATTGATCCATGACAGATATGGGTTGTATATCGTGTATCCATTATCGCTGACATATGAGTTCATATCATACCCAAGTTCCTTGGCTAGAATAGATCCCTCATCAGCTAATACCTTTAATATCGGATTTAAGTTCCATATCTGATCTTGGCTAACAAACATCGAATAGCATGGGTCTTCATCCTCTCCATACCATCCACCCATCCCGCTCACTATTTTATCCAAATCAAGTGAATAATCTTTCCCGGATGAAAAGTCATCTCTAAGAAAAAAACCTCTATATGGGATCATATCATGTATGCCGGGTTGGTCGTCAAATATGAACTTAGCGTTCTCGGTCAATCTAATCAATGTTTGCAAGACAGAGGATATATCTATGGGTGCATATTCACACCCATAGACCTTATTATTTATCCAAAGATATTGAAGAAGCTCGGCTATATTAATAGTCCCGTCCTCCACATATCCTGTCTTGTTATCGAAGTTTATTTTGGCTAGAGGTATATTACTCCCTTGTGGTTGGTCACTTTTTTCATTACAACAATGCACGAACCTGCCAAAGAATATATCCTTCCAGCCAAAATATTTATCCCTTATCGTCATAAGCCTATTTCTTGTCGTATAACGACATGACGTTAATAAGATCAGCTTTTCTGGCCATCCCCTCAAGTTTATTAAAGCCATCCATGTTATCACCGCTGACGATGATAGTAGGATATACCTCTATACCGTACTTGGATATTTCCTCCTCCGTGGCTTTGTTCTCCGGGATCTGGTTTAACGTGACCTCACCCTCATACTCCTGTAATGTGTTGGCGATAATATATCGCATGTAGTCGCTGTATTCAGCGTCTTTCTTCGTGAAAAAATCAATTCTTACCATCTCAAATAGTTATTAATCTGTTAATAATCAAATCAGCGGTAAATATAGCATTATCTACCTCATCTATACTCATCTTTCTCCCATCGAAATTGTTAGATAATAAATCCTTAACAATCTGATATCTACGCTGCTCCCAATTTACGTCTACATCAAAATTCAGATTCTTTACATAATCATAATTTAATTCATTATAACTGTAACTGAGATACTTAACTATCGGGAATAGGCTATCATCAATAGTGCGCTTGATTACATTAACGTATTTACCTGTTCTTTTGTCGATAGCTCTTAATCTCTCATCTACTACTCTTTTTCCTGACTCTTCCATTCTATAAGCCCTTTGTTATGTTTATCGTAATATAATAACGCTATGGCGTTCCAGCATACGGCGGATAGATGCATGAATCCCTCCTTATCATATCTCTCCCCTTTCGTATAAGCGACCAAGTGCCTCATGAGTGCACCTAGATAACGATTAAATCCATCAGGTATATCTTGCCATGAGTTATCGGCGTACTTCTTGGCTCCTTCCGTATATACCCTCACGATGTCCTCTATCTCAGCCAAAGGAAGAAGATCCCACCGGAGTTTACCGTCGGCCCGGTCGTCCTTCCCGCTGCCGTCTTTCCCCACAAGCGGCCCGCTTTCCACCACTGCGTCTCCTATTTTTGGCTTCCCGAAATTTATCGCCTCATCCGCCGTTTCATCATCAATAAGCCTTAACTTGATAGCTCTATTTAACGAAACAACCATCTCCTCATCAGCCCAAATGGATTTATATGTCTCATCAAATAACGGTTCTATTTTCATCATTCCCGTATTGTCGGCGGTCTCAAGTACTTCAAATACCTTACCATCATAAACGACCTTGTCGTATTTGCTAAATTCCTCTTTCATCTTAAACTCCTTTTTGTTTTATTATTATTACTGGATCATCATTAAATGGAGATAATATCCCAATATGCAACAATATATTGCGCTCATCACCCTCGTTCTTCTCAGCTTCAATAACATTGATATTCGATTTGTTGCTAGATATAATATCGCTATCTATATTAGGATCATTTTTGATTATAGCCCATCCTTTTATAATAGGCTCATGATTCATTAACTTAGCGACATCTTCTTCAACCAACCAATATTCCTCGAAAACAGTATCCGGATATTTAGCCTTTATTTCCTCGTAAGTATCATACCATGTCATATTTTCATGTTTTAGATTAATAAAATTCACTAAGATCCCTACACTCTGGTGTCTCTCCTGTCATAGAGTAAAGCTCACCAGATGATAGATACACACAATTCGTGGCCTTTCCGTCCCTACGCTCATTTCGCTTCGTAATCCCGCAAATAGCGCAGCGTTGAATCCCCGGACCTGCTTTCACCCACGAGTGCCGCACGTTTCTCTTTCTTGTCCTGTTGGTGTCATTAAGCTTTCTCATGATCAATCCTCCAAAGTCATTATAATCTTATCTTTTCCGATAATAACCTCGTTCCCGCTTCTCACATCAAAGCATCTTTCACCCTCTGCCTCCTTGAAATAAAGAGCGCCATTGTACTCGAATAAACCGAAGCCGTAATCGTCTAGCTTCATTTCGTTAAGTTTCTTGAATTTATACACGTTTTTCATATTCTCCATATTATATTGCATTACTGGAAATATCATTATGATACTTATACCTATTACAAGCAACCCTGTGTAAAACTTTTGTGAATCATATTTTTTCCATCCCTCCATCATCATGGCAAAGGAGATTACTGTTATTATAATAATAGATATCAACCCTACCATATCACATCCTCCTTTCTTTCAAAAATCCCATCATATCCTCCACGCTAAGCTGGAATCCGGCAGCCGCCTTATGGCCTCCTCCACATGGGTTGGCCTTGCGTGCCAGCGCCGAGACATCCACCTCCTTCTTGGTGGTATAGAACGAGCATCTGAAGAATCTGCCGTTCCAGCAAAATGGCATCATCAAATCATGTTTTCTAGGATCGTACATAGACTCGAATGTGGTGGAGTTAAACTCCGTAGTATTCATACATATCGCCTTGTATCCAAATATATCTGCCTCGAATGAGAACATCTTCATTTCTCCTCTGTTTTTCTCGATGATATACTCTATTATGGCCTCGCCATTTCTTATCATATCGGAAACAAACTCACCATTTGCCTTGTTTAGCACCTCCCTGACCATGTCAACGTCAAGCCCGCAATACCCTCTCATCCCATATTGGAATGAAAGAACGTCACTCCATTCGAAGCGATCATGATCCCATACATCATAAGCGCTCAATAATTTTACCACGTCAGGGGTTTCGATATCATCGAAAAGATATTCCCACGTAAGCTCACAAGCCGCCGTTCCGATACGTCTTTTGCCTTTGACATTATAGTCCTTCACAGCTTCTATCGCCGTCTTATGGTGGTCTATCCATGTGACATCTATCCCCTTGTCTTCCCATTCGTCGAATAAGAATCTCGTTCTATCGCCAAATGATACGTCAACTACAAATACCTTATCATATTTATTCACGTCAGGTATTTCCTTGCCGTAATTGTAAGGAAGAAGATCAATGTCCCCTTTGAAATACTTTTTTACTATAGCCGCTGACATTACTCCGTCAAGGTCAGCCTCATGATATATACATCCTGTCATAATCTATTGTTTTTGATTAAAAAATCTATGTATTCTTTTATATCCTTGTTCCTATCATTATCCCAGTCAAATGTCTCGTTTATGAATTTGAAGTACGATACCGGAATTGAATGCAACATCCATCCACAATACTTGCCGAATGTCATTAACGTAGAGCCAAGGGGATGATCCGGTCTTCCTGGAACAGGGGCGGCGGTTACGCCCTGCGCCAGCCCCCTCCTACGATCTTTCTTGGCGGCTTTGATATCCAGATCTGTTTTCGTTACTTTATCCCCCATCGGAATATTGGTAATTAGTTTATCGCCGATAAACATTCCCCATCCATACCCCTTGTAGTTCTCTATACTAAGTTTCCTTATATCACCGAACCTTGACGAGTTGTTACAACAATCAACGACCAATGCGCTATCCTTACCGTCCTTTATCCTAACCGCCCTGCCAAGCCACTGATAAAACGATGAGAATGAGAATGTCGGTCTTCCTACTATCACGCAGTCCAGTCCTGGGTGATCGAATCCGGTTCCGAGGGCGGAATAGTTGAACACTACCTTCGTCTTACCTGACTTGAACCCCTCGACTATAGCCTCCCGCTGTTTCTTTGGCGTGCCTCCGTGAACCACTTCCGCCATGCCAGCGCATATCTTTGCGTTCATCCATTCGGCGGCGGTATTGCAGCTCTCAACAGAATCCATAAACACCAGTATAGATCTGCATACGTCTTTTAATACCATCAACCGACGTAAAATAAGGTTGTTTAAGCCATTTTTTCTCACCGCCTCACTAATAGACTCAGCCGTATATTCGGAGCCGTTAGAATTAAGTTTAAGGGCATCTCCATTGAAATCCCATGTCTCGTACTTAAGAGGTGTCCAGAATCCTTGTCTTATCATCTCCTCCACCTGTATGACATGGATCAGGTTCTTGAAATACACCGGTCTCATTCTGGTTATGAAGTTAAGTTGAGAGTATGATACTTGTCCTATTGACATAGACTTAAGTCTGCATGGAGTAGCCGTAAATCCTATCACCTTTTTCGGTTTCAATTCATTCATAAATGTCATAAACTCGCTACCATCCTCCGGGCTATACCCGGCATGAGCCTCATCTATCAATACGTTCCTGATCCCCATCTCCTTAAGCTGACCAATAACTTTCTTGACAGATCCTAATGTGGCGTATATCATGTTAGATAGTTCTTTCTTGCCACAGGAGGCGGAGTAGATGGTAGCCGGTATGCCATATGATGTAAGCTTATCATAATTCTGCTGTAGCAATTCTTTTGATGGTTGTAAGACCAGTGTCTTATCTCCCATCAATCTGGCCGCTTCCGCTATCAACAAGGATTTCCCGCAACCTACTGGGCCTATAACCAATACCGGATCATTCCTATCGGAATTTATATAACTTGAAATGCTTTTAACGCATTCCTCTTGATATGATCTTAATTTATATGCCATCTTGATATGTGTTTATTCATGAGCCAGACTTTTGTTAAACTCCTCGATCTTGTCCCTATCCGTCTCATTAACCATCTCTGCCTCCTTACTGAACACGTCATACCCCTCACGGATATTATCCCCTACCATATTCTCTATCATCTCTCTCATTTCATCGCTCCTTACGGCGAAGGATATCTGGAACGATTTACTTGTGCCTTTCATCAGGTAATCAATCTCCTTCTTACATTCTGTCATTAACCGATCCAGATTATCGAACTTAACGAACTTGGAGTTGCCATTGGCTTTTCTTACCCCATCCTTGAAATCCTCCAATATCCCGTTAAATACATCCGCCATACACATCATGGAATGTAGCCATACCAGCATATTGAATTTATATTCATTATCAGCGTTATTCATCAAACTCACCAAAGACTCGCTTTTTGTCAACATGATCTTCGATTCCCGGTCTACGATATCCTTTATCTCCTGCCGGCATTTCATGGCACCAACGAAATCCATTTTAGAATAACATTCATTTGATTTCTCTACCAATTTCCTAATATCCTTTCTAGACATCAGAAGATCCAATACCTGTTTTTCTCTTTCGTTTTTATCCATAATCATTTATTTATTGACACAAATATAATTAAAGCCTAGATATTTACCTAGGCTTTTTAATAAAGTTAATCTTTTTTATTCTTTCTTTTTGACTCATCCCAATCCGATGAGTACCTGCATGTCCCTTGTTTGTGGATCGAGAAATCGCACCAAAAACACAAGGGCTTGGGGCGGGGTTCAAGGCAGGCCGGCTGGCGTCCCATGAGGTAGCGCTTCTCGTACTTATACCCTTGTTTGGCATCGTCCCAAACGTGAGCTTGATAGCTATCTATTTTATTTGTCTCGAAATCATACATGTCAAGGAGAATATCGTTAAGTTCCTTGACAGATCTCTCTACTTTCTCCTTATCTACCTTCACGTTCTGATTGTCCAGCATGCGGGTAAAGAAATAGCTGCACATATCCGGCAATACCTTGTACTTTCTCAGTATGTAGAAGGCGTATATCGGATGTTGGAGATTATGAAGCAGCTTATCTTCATCGAATAACTTTCTCCCGGACTTCCAGTCTATCGTATACATGGCTATCCTGTCCTTTGTCTTATACTCTCCACGCCAGTCCACCGATCCTATGATATGTACCTTATCGTACGTCACGCCATCCAAGGTAAGGGGCTTGGGTAGCTTATAGGGCAGGACGAAGCTCTCCTCCACGCCGGCCGGTCTCGACCCCCGGACCACCTTCTCCATTGGCGTAAGATCAGACCATGCCTTCTTATAATTGCCAGCAGCATCCTTCTCAAACAACCCCACAATCCATCTTATTAGCCTAGCCGCATGTTGCATAGACTCGATCTGGGATTTTACGCTATCAAAAGGGATCTGTTCTATATCGGCGTAGTAATTGAAAGCCTTACTCATATCCTCATAAGAAGGTCTGCATCCGTTCTTGAAGAAATACTCCATTGTCTGGTGGATAACCGTACCATATGACGTAGCTTCGTGCTTTTCCGTGGATCTGTGACCCTCCACGTAAGTCTTATACCATTTATATGGGCACTGGATGAACGTGTCTATCTGCGAGTAAGAGGCGGCGAGAACCTTCTCTCCGTTTATAACCTTACATAATAAGTTATTCTCCGGTATTACCATAAAGCTTATCTATTTTTATGTCATGTCCGTATAAGTCCATTAACAGGTTTTGTAGATGGTGAAGATTCTTAATCTGAATAGGATCGCTTAGATCGTCTTCCAGATCCCTAAGCCCAAGATAATACCCATCATCAAAAATCTCTATAGATATTCCATAGCCTCGATATACATCCCGCCCCTTATCACGCTTGAAATAGATAGTATCAAGTATATTATCATCTATCTCAATAGGTATGACATCATCTTCCCCGGAATACCATTTCATTATCCCATCATCAACCTCACATTCAAGGATCAATGACTTACTTTCATTACGCATACCAGCAACGCACCCTACTCTCCATATATTGCCAGCCTTGTCTTTTACAAGATCCCCTATCCTTAGTTCTTTAGCCGAAATCATACTCGTCCTCCTCGTTGTAATCGTCATCGCAATCATCGACAAGAGGGGTCTCTAGCCCCTCTTCCCAATCATCATATCCGAAGTCCATTACTTACTATCAAGCCAATCGTACAACATATCCACAAAAATCCCTACAGTTAGTTCATCGACAGATTTATCGCCAAAGACATCATCCGGTATCCTTATATCCATCTTTTCTTCAATCCCTATCAATACCTCTAATAAATCAAATGGATCCATAGCTAGATCGGATGACAAATTACTGTCTTCTCTTACATCGTCAATTACCTCTATATTATTAATGTAATTGAACTCATGCATTTTCTCGAATATCTCTTCCCTCACTATCTCCAATAACTCATCTCTTTTCATAATCCTTTAAATAATTGTACAACATATTTGCAATCTCTCCTACCGTCAATTCGTAATAAGACTTGACATCAAGCACTTCATCAGGTATACATCTACCAGTTCTCTTCTCCATTTCCATTACGACTTCCACGAAATCAAGGAAATCCAAGGCCATATCCGCGCCCAGCTCATCATTATTGGTTATCGATTCAGGACGATTAAGCCCATTAAATTCACCTACCTTTTCGAATATCACCTCTTTTATCATTCTCAATAATTTATCCTTTTCCATAATCTAAATCGACATTTTCAATCTTCTACCTAATTCTTTTTTTATATCCGATATCCTTTCGATATCCATCTTAACATCGCCTGTGATAGCGTATTCCTTATCCATTCTCTTTGGGGGATCCGGAAGCCGGCTTATGGCGAACAACCATGCCAGCTCCTTGTTCTTGTTCTCCCTAAGATACAAGTCAGACGTCATGCCATACATTTTTATGATCGTATCGAATAACGTTGATTCCGATAAACTCATATGCACGCTATACACATTTGATGGTTTCCAGATCAAGTTATCCAATCTCATCGTATATTCACGTTTAAGATCTATGTGAGATATTACGGCCCTTACTATAGGTTCTTCCTTGAAGTTGGTGTTAGCCACAAACCAGATAAGCCTTTTTTCCACCTCCTTGATAGCTCCTGTATCCTTACCCATATCGTTATATACCCCAACGATACGGTCCCGGACCCCCTCGACCTCCGGTGTCAGACCGGGTGTCTCTATCAGCATCAGCAGCGATCCTCCCCTTGGCGTTATCTTCCACTTCCCATTCTTCTGAAGCTCAATATAACCAGATGCTTTATAACTATCTATTTTCTCCTTTGGAATGGTGTTAGCCATCTCTTCTTTTTGCCGGATCATCAAAAGATATCCAACATCAGACATCGTTAATCCTGATGTCATCATCTGTTCAAAATTTATATACATATGTAAATAAGTTAAAATATTGACCTAATCTTTCTGGCTACCCTCTCGACTATATCGGGATGATCATTTCCGTTATATATATCTATTAGCGTATCTATTATATGTAACCTTATGTTTTTCTTTGATGAATGAAACCAAAAATCTCCATTTTTTCTGTTTACAGGTTTGAACATCTTCAGTTCTGGTATAAGATAACACGCCACACATGATCTTTCAGCAAGTGATAATTCAACCGCTGTCCTTTCTATTGCTATGCATATAAACGCATAATTATCATTCTTTATTAGATTGTAAGCTCTTCTCAACACCCTAAGGGCGTCTGCTTTCGATAATCTCTTTCCCTTTTTCATATTGTTTTACTGTATAAGATTCATTAGCCATACCAACCCTACCAACTGATATAGATTGATTTATAGATTGGTTAAGATGCCCTACAACCGACATCTTAGCCCTAACCGTATTGGCGCATCTTAGAAGGATTCGATAATCCTCTAACGCCCTCTCGTATCTTACGTCCACCCTAGCCCTTTTATCAGCATCAGTCATGCTCTTACATACTCCGTCCTCCCTCAGGCTTATAGCGATCTTGTCCCGTATGATTCTGATATCATCCTCGGCTATCACCAGTTCGGCGTCAAGAACCCCCTTGTATGAGCTAAGAAGATCCTCCACCGCCACAACTTCCCTTTTTAGGTTCTCCAATTCCAATATCATTGAGTTGTCATTTATCCTTTTATACTCCTGTACTTTATTGGATACCTCATCACAGATACTCATGATCTCCTTTTCCCGTTCCCTATTTATGATATATCTGATGCTGTATTTAGCCATTTCCTTCAACGAGGATATAATTTCCTTTATCCCCATCTTATCCTCAACCGACAATACGGTCTTCAAGAACATTTCCAGCACCTTTATCACTACAAGCAAGTAATTATGTCTCAATCTCATGTCAATAAGGTGTTTCGTCATGTACTACATTGAAATCATCACTGGGCGGTATATATTGTTGCTCCAATGGAACACCGGGAGGTGGGGGCGGAAGCGTCACTACGGTCGTATCCGGCTTGCCGCTACCCACGGGGGCATTCGAGCCTCCCGGTCTTTCTTGGCGCACCACCCCTCCATCAGGATAATATCGCTCATATCCTTTCATGATATCTACATGTATAGCGTCAATCTCCTCCAATGATCTTTGACGGACCTTTACGATATGATGGAACAATAATCCATCCACACGGAAGGATCGTCTTGACTCGCTCTTGAAACGTTCCAGATTAGGATACCATCCTTGCGGAAATTGCATGTATGAGGAGTACCCGTATCTTTTCGGTATATTTAACGCTACCATAGCCGTACATAACTGTCCCAATGTATCTGATTGATAAAAATCAGATTGCTTTGGCATATGATCCTTTGGATCCCGCCGTCCTTCGATATCACGATTGAGTTGGGATATTATAAGAAAGAAAATATTAGGAAAAGTTCTTTTAGCGATATTACACATGGTTATCAACGAGTCGATATTTCTTTTGGCGTCTCCTGAACCTTGTACTAGAGCCGTATGATCTATAGACACGAATACCATTTTCTTATCCTTGTTTATTGGCATATACTCATTCCATAGAAAGTTTTGAAGCTCATCTACGGTTGATGGTTTAGGGATGTATGTTATTCTGCTAGAGTTCTCTTCCTTGAGGCATCTCTGCATTTCTTTTACCTCATCTTCTGACATCTCGTTAAGGAGTATATCTTGTATGTCTTTCCCCATTTTTTTTGATAGTGAACGTAACATCAAATCTTCTGGGTTCATTTCAAACTCACATCTTAACCATACATAATCATCTGCCTGTGGATTGATATTGACATTCATCACATTGCTCATGATCTTCTGCGCCAAATAAGACTTGCCGACTCCGGGTCTAGCTCCTATGGCTACCGCATGCTGGGGGTAAAATCCCCCCAGCAAAGCCTTATCCAGATAAGGATATCCGGTATGAGCCGGGAGAAGTTCCCCCGACTGATACTTTCTTATCCTCTCATAGGCATCCATGATAATCTCCTTGGATGACCTCCATATCCTATCCTCACTCATCCTCTTGCGTTTCTATCGCCAGCCGTATCGGATTTAGATCCTCTGTTAGCTGATCTTGATTTATATCTTAATCCCTTAGCCGTATGGCATAGGTCCTTCCCCTTCCGATAAGCCTTCCCCTTCAACTTATCGGTCTTGTAGTTCTTGCGACCCAATTCCCGTCTCTTGGCTTTCTGCTCAGGTCTGGCGTTGATCTTCTTGTCCGTCTCAGCCTTCTTCTTTCTGGCTTCCGGATGTGTCCTGTAATATTCAGTCGATCTCCCCATCCTCTTCGTCCTCCTCATCATCAAAATCTATATTCTCTTGCATATCCAAATCCTCTTCCTTTAAAAAAGATGGATATTCCAATCCCAGACGCTTAATCATATACGAATATGGATCAGACGCAAATTCATCTGGTATCTCCCATGTGCAAGGGAATGTACCTATTACCTTTTTAAATTTATCGGCTAATTCGCTACTCATCCCCATATTAACCATTTTATTATAAACTGTAGCTTCTACGCTACTTACATTGCCCCCAACATAAAAACCTGTTGGTTTGTGAACAAAATAAACTTTCTTCATTTTACATGTATTATTCATTTTATTAAAGGTATCCAATTTGATTCGATACTCAAATGTTCCATTATCATTAGCTCTAATGCTCATATTTATCCTTCTTGCGATCTCCATAACTCATATCCATATCACACACCACCGTATCGGTCGTGTCGTTTACCACATGGAACAGGAACTCCGGGCACCCGTGGCAGGCGTTGCTCCCGATCACCACCGCTCCGTGCCTAGGGCAAGCCTTCTTTACCATGGTTCTATCATATATCCGTATATGATTATCGCTATACTTTTCAATATATCTCATGGTATTAAGTAGTGATGGCAAAGACATCTTATATGGGGATACATGTTCTATTGGTATATCCAATTCACCAGATAGGCTTTTGTAAATATCCTGCACATCCCGTTTTGTTCTATACGCAAATATATTAATCTCAGTCATTGCCATATCCATACTCCTAAGAAGATCCGGCTTAGCCAGCCTCCCCATCGGCTTCCCAAAAGGATCGGATCTCATCCAAGCTCCACACTTCTCGCATCCAACCTGCTTCCCCTCTACCGTATTTATTATAGTGGATGGGGTTTTACAGTACGGGCATACGGATCCGTTTAACATAGCTTTCTGGGCTAAAGATAGCTCTCTCATGCCTTTTCTTGTATTTTGACATTAAATAGATCACAGAATCTATTAAAATTCCTGTTCTCTATTCTCATATCTTCCTCATACCTATCAATTGACTTGATGAAATCATTATAGCAGTCCTTGCACATCCATTGATTGATTACCGCCACGTAATAACCTACGGATGTAGGTCTGTTACACATATCGCAAATACCTAAGCACCCATATCTGGTGAGCTTATCCATCATCTCCTGTCTTGTTATTTCAAGCACCTTGAATTTCTTGTAATTGTCAACTACCTTTGCCATTGTAAATTTGTTTAATAATAAAATAATCCGCTATATCCATTCCCTCATTTATATTGGGTTTTGATTCTAGAAAATTACTTATCTCTATATTCATCCCCCTCATATCCTTGTCTACCTTCTTTCTCCATTCGTTGAAAGCGTCGCCCTTATCCGGGTACAGGACTATCCGCCTCCTACCCAATGTCTCTATCATCTCCCTTTTCAGCATATGGATACCGCCACAGGCCATAAACAACCTACTAGGGTACACGATGTTACAGATAACAGCCGTCTTCTCTGACTCTACTATATACACCGGAGCGTCATTGGGATAGAAGTTGATAAGAAACTCCCCGAACAGGCATTGCCTAAGCATGTAATCCTGACCGTCCAGTATATGCACCCAACATACATGATCCATGGGAACCTTTACCCTCTTCCCGTCAGGCCCGTAGTCCATTATCTTCCCGGTCCGCACTACCCAATTCTTATCCAGTTGCCAGAACACACAGCACTTACCCCAGTCCCCGAATCTCATCATCCCCACCTTATACAAGCTAAATGCCCTATTGGTATGATACGATCCGAAGATATTGGATAGATAATCCTGAAGATCGGATGTCTCGAAAGGATTAAGCGTCTCAAACATCTTGCTTACCGGAATGCAGTTGGCTATATCCGGATCCATAGGAGGTCTGTACCTCCTTAATACTTTGTTTGAATCGGTAAAAAGATCATTGTTCCCAAGTTCGCTTCCTGTTGGATATTTAAAGTAACCACATTTATTTTTATGATCACACACCCCAAACTGCTCTCCAACGATCTGACCGGTGGTTACGTCCACGTACGGCGTAAAACACTTATCCTTGCCGCATTGCGGGCACGTCAGCTTCCTTCTTGGTTTGCTATGATCCAGCTCATACCGATGAACGCTCTTATTGAACTCCCTAAATTCCATCACCCTCTCCTCTCATTCATGACTCTATATATATAGTCCCTCAGCGGCTCTTTCCTTACCAACTTATTAACATCAAACTCGCCTTCTATGTCCAAGGATCCGATTCTTGATGTAACCGTATAATTAGTTTTCTCGAACTTATACTTTCCTTGAAGATATACTACGGTAGCCATATTCAATATAGGGTTGTCAGTCTGTCTCTTCAACTTATATTGGCTGGTCTTTGCGGTAGGATCACCCGGAGCGAAGTTATATATCTCCTCTATCTCCAATATCTTTCCATAGTTCTCTAATATCATTCTTCTATATAACTCAAGTTGGAAAGCATACTCGTCATAGAAATTGCCTTTCCTGTTTGATTTGAAGTCCAATATAGCGAATATCCTCCTGCATCTCTTTATCTTCTTTTTCTCCGTCTTAGGCTGACCTTTCTTGGCTCCCGTCTTATAGAACTCTCCTGTCTCGACCTCTATCTCCACCATCTCCGGCTCGCTATCCATCTCCACCACTGCGTCCACCGAAGAAGCTACCTTTAACCTGCTTGACCTCAACATCTTCTCGATCAATACAGGTTTTACATGTCTTTCCTTGCAGAATATGGCAAATGATATTAGATCCTCTATCAGCTCATCAATGTTATCCACTAATATCCGCTCCATCCTATACTTGTCTATTCTTAGCTTGGCTTCCTTGACCACCTTCCTGATCCATGTCGGGATCAGCTTTATCTTAACCCCGGTCAGATACAACCCAAATAGATAATGCATGATAGTACCTAAGTCAGCCCTGTAGTTAGCGTACTCATCAGGATCCTTCCCTTTGAGTCTCATCTCATTCTTCCACTTCTCCAAGGCGCCAGACGTATCACAATACCCATTGGCGATATTGTTAGTGGCTCCATCGTATATGATAGGATACCCATCAACATCCATCTCATAATACACACGTTTGCCGGCGACAGTCATTCTATATAACACAGGTGTCGGGATATCCTTTATCCATTCAGCGGCATAATACTGTTGCTCTGTCTCCAGATCATACTCAACCTCCATCTCCTCATTAGGCTCGTTTTTAGGCTCTTCAACAGACTTTTCCTCCTCAACCATATCTTTCTTTGGGATCGTTGACAAAACGTCTAATATGCCAAAGAAAGCGGTAAATTTAGGATCTGTATGATATGATCTTAATACTGGTAATGATGATCGCCAGCAATATGATGACCGATGCTCGTTCGCTATCTTGCCTAAAACCGACCATCCCACCTCCCCATCATCCGCGATAATCACATTGTGTCTCTCGGATAAACGAACTCTCATGTCATCAAACGGCTCTTGATCGCTTATGACTTCCATGATCGTCCCATAACTATATACTGTGTCACTTATAGCCTTATATCCTAGGTCTAAAAGTAATCTTCGTTTTCTTCTATCCATGATAATAATCTGGTTTTTAATTTACCATCCTCCTCGACTCTAGGTGCGAGATCCCTCATCCTTCTGGCTGCCAACAGCCATACGTTGCCAAACTCGTCCAAGAGTCGGCTGAAATCCATCGTATCTAATAGATAATCGAATCTTGTATGCTCATCAGCCGTCAAGTAGATAATGTTATCATTATCCTCAGCAACTGATTTATATTTCCGTTTAGGGTATAAGTGGCATATGTTGCTTACCCCCGGGCATGGTATGTATGCGCCGGTAGCAGATCTCCTTGTCATACTCAACCTAGCCACATGGGCGCCAAAGAAAACGGCTAGGCTCTTCCCCTTTGGCTTGGCCTTCACCCGTATCGCCGCTCTTTCCTTTGGCGGTAGCTCCTTGGCTCTGCACGCGGGACACAACCCCTTACTCCTTATGGTTACCATCCTCCCACATCTCTCACACGGTAACATCCTACCTCTCATGCCTTTTTCTTTTTATAACTTTTGTTGAACTCCATAAGGCTCATAGCCCTATACCTCTTAAGCCTATTAATCTTACCCTCAGTCCAATCTTGATCCTTGAAGTTGATGATCGTATCGAATATCTGAGCTAGTTCCCGGATATTAAAACTCCTGTTTTGTATCTTCTTATAGAACCCCGATCTGCTATATCCTAATTTAGAAGCTAGATAAGTTTTGTTAGACAATGTGAGGATACGATAAATCGTACCCTCCATTTTACTTATCTCCATCAACTTCTCGGCTATGGACGACGTGGTTTCGTAGCTAGCTTTACTGCCTACTATCCTCATTTTTCTCCGGATTCCTGATCTTACCATCAAACTCGTAGAAGTCCATCAGTTTCTTCTCTTCCTTGATACAAGTGACAACGAAATCTGATATGGTTCCTTTCATGCCTTCCTCGAAATTCTTTTTGGCATGATCAAGGTCATTGGCCCGAACGATGTAGTTAAACGCCTTGCGTTTCTCATTGTTCGATTTCTCGTCTATCGTAATATAATCAGCCGTGACCTTATAGAACCGGTCTCCATCCATGGCAAACAATTCCGCTATCCTGAATCGTTTGATATCAACGCTAAACTCACCGGATATGAATGGCTTCATCTCCTCTATGATTCTAGCCTCACATTCGGTATAAGAAAAGGCATCTACTAAATACTCTTCCTTTACCTTCTTCTTCATGCCGTTCTCGGCATCGGTCTCATAAGAAACCGTACATTTAAACCAATTGTGCATTTTAATCTATATTATTGTTAAACAAAGGATAATCTTTTATTCCTTCACGAATATATCTTTCCGTATCATCATCCACGCCATAAGCCTTCTTGAAAAATATCATAGCCTTATCCGTATCATTATCCACCAGTGGTAGATATTCCCTTGCAAAAAGCGACCTAAGATAGTTCATATTATCAATCCTATGTCTTATATCGGCTACTTTATCCCATATCTCGGCCCGAATTTTACTCATTTTCTTCATATTTCTCTCATATCTCTCTAGCTGGTCTTTATATTCCGCCTCAATCTTATCGTTCTTATCCTTGATAGACTTATAGGTCTCCTCGTCTTTCGTATCAAACATCGGAGTATGTTTGATATTAATTATATCCAATTTGCTGTATAGCTTTTCATTGGATACGGTGAAATCATAGCTAGTCCTGTACAGATCAAAGTCACTTAAGAACTTAGCTATTTTAATAGCATCATCCTGATCAAGAACGGCTATATTCAATCCTTCTAAATAGTAGAAGAAATGGGATGGAGAAATAGGTTTACAGTCATATGTCCTCATGATTGGAGGCTCATCCATAAACCTGACACCTTCCTCCGCACATCTTATTACGATCAAATTCTCTACCTGCTCATCAGTAAGATCATATATCTCCTGATCGGTCATCTTATCAATTGTCTTCATCATCCTCATCCTCCGATATCGTTATAGCCTTTGTAAACTTTTGTTTATAGACCTCACTCATAAGGCAGGCGAAAGTCCTATCATTCATACTAGCCATAGTATTGGCCTCTACCATAAGATTCATCTCGATGTTCTTTACCGAGATTTCATAGTTATCATCATCTTCTTTATAGAAAATGACTTTACCACCATACTCGAAACCATCATCCTCGGCCTTAACCATATCGATGATCCTCTCTAACTCCTTTACAAATTTACTCTTTTTCATATGTGTAATTTTTATGTGTCTACAAAAGTAGACATTTTGTTTTTGAATTAAATTAAATAAACATTATTAATAGTTAATACGCTTAGGTGATTATATACCATTTTACACTAAAATCGTAAAATGGTATATAATCACCTTATCCTCCATATATCTTAAGCCCTTTTATATTGTATTTGCTTATATCCATACACAAATTACACCCTCCATGACAACAACACCACGAGCAAAAGGCTAGTCGCTCCTGCTCCGGCCTACCTTGAAACTCCACTGCCGCCCTATACCATGCCGGGGATAATACCCTGACCTTCTCCGGTACGGGCGGTGTCATGAGCACCGATCTCCGTCTTCCTTTGGCATCTTCCCTATTTCTCATTTGGGTTGTCCTTTAACAGCTCAGCTATCTTATCTTCCTTCAACATATTTTGCTTTCTCATGTTATCTACGACAAAGGCAGCGAACGCCATATCATACCTTTTCCTTAACTCATTGACAAAAGATTTGGCTTTTGATTCTACCATTGTCTCGATGTTGCTGTCTACAACTTTCTTCATCCTGCCTCTTATAAACTCGTCTACTGTCAACTCCTCATCCATATAATCTAACCTGAATCTATATTTCTTCTCGCTGGCGTTCTCGATGAGATCGCTCATTGATTCCCTCGCTATATCCTCAATTTTCTGTGATATCGGATTGGATATTTCTCTCATCAACTCATTCTTGAACTTTTCTTTAAGTTCACGTATTACAGCTAACCTGACCGAGCTGGTAAACTCCTCTTTCAACGTCGTTTCATTGTACATAGCTTCCTCGAATACATCTTCCAAATTTAATTCTACTTGAATTTTCATATCATTATATTTTAATAAATTATAAATTTTTTAGGCATATAATTATCATGTATTATTTCCCCTCATCTTTTAATATTAATTTCTTCCCGATCTTTTTAATTTTTGTCGGTCTTGATAATCGATAGTCTCTTTCTATCGGTCTATTAAGTACATCATCCTTGTGCCCCTTGTATCCTTTCTCGTAAGCACTAACCCTTGCGCAAAACTCAACCACATCGCCTGGCGATAAATCAGCACCACTAAATCCTTTTGTTAAATCGAACCACAAATGATCTGATACTATTTTGCTATCAAGTGTCACATCTTGTAAAAGCATCGTTTTTACAGGTCCAATGTATCCATTCCTAAATCCAAATCTAACAAAGGTTGCTGTAAACACATGGCGTCCTTTTGATCCTATTGTTCTCAATTCTTCTCTCATCTCCTTTCTTATTTTTTATTCATAAAACCAGTAATTTTCTTCAAATACCCTTTTGTCATCTCAATAAAGTTCACGCAATCCAGCTTGCTCAACTTGTAAATCAAAGCCGGGTTATGAATTACGGCTATAATTTGTGTTTGCGGTTTATGAAATGACAATACCTTGTACAGATCCATGATATTGTCAATATCTAAATTCCTGTCCGGCTCATCCATAAGGATTGTATACTCAAAATCCTTCTCCATTAATACCACATGATTGTCTTTGTAGTATTTTAAAAGATTGTCGATCCTGTTTGCCCAGAACTCATTTGACTTTTTCTTAAATTCCATAAGCTTCTGTATCGGAAACGCATACTCATCTTGGTTAAACACAAAATCAAAGAGCGAGTTCATGGCATGAAGGTTCTTCTCCCCAGAGGACCTAGATGCTCCATTCATATACAAACTTAAATTATTGATATTATCCAATATATCATCCTTTCTCATTTCAGTTTGCTGTAGGAGATGGAATACCTTCCCGATATAATCCGACTTAATACTGATCCCGTCAAGCACCTTGTCATCATCAAATATATCCGAGAAATACAATGCTTCTGACGGTAATTCAGAACACATCTTTTTCTCGCACAACATGTACTTCGATATCATATTCAGGAGGGTTGATTTCCCGCTCCCGTTCTTGCCTACAATCACATTCACGCCGGGCTTGAATATAAACTCAGAGCCATTTTTGAACGCTTTTATCTTTTGGATATATTTAAATGGAGTCTTCTTGTTGTCGTCTATCCTTATAGAAGTTATCATCTTATATGATTTTGTGTTGAATTATTTAAGCCTTTCATTAATTGCCAAATCAAATATCTTATCAAGACATTTCCTCATCTCCGCCGCCCCGATGATCGCCTTTCGATTCCCGAACGAGAGCCACGAAGTAATGAACCCACTGACCTCCGCGTCCCGCCCGGAATACCGCCTTGGGAACTGGACGGGATCGCTGGCAATAAAGTCGGCGGTTTCGTATTTGTCCGCCATGCATTTCGGCATGTCTACAAATTTGTCATTCATTGTTTATCCCTTCATTTGTTCGCATGCCAATCTTTCAAGTTCCGGTGTAACGTTGGTATTCATTATGCCTTTCAAGCAAGGGCATTGTCGCCAGACTATATCATAAATCTTTGACAATTCAATCAAAGCCTCATTGTTTGATTCAACTGTCATAATCCAATTGTCCGGCGATATCTCTATCTCCCTGCATGGTATTTCTTTCTTGCCTTTTGGCATATATCCGTTCTGATAGTCTTTTACATTACATCTACCAAAATATCTTCCAGTGAGTATTCCGTTTTCGTCCGTCTCAAACAACCCTCCTATCCATCCTATCTTATGGATGTTCTCCGTCCACGTTCGAGTGGCGAATAAAAACTTTTTTACAGGAACTTTTGAAAATGCATCAACATCATGGATACTCCCGTCCGGCTCTTTGAATATCGATGATTTTCTTTTATTCTGGCAACTCCCGTCTAAGCCTATTTTTTCCCATTCGCCATCGTCAAATCTCAAAGGAGAGATTATATCAAAACTGCAAAGTTTCTTGACGAGATTGATTTCAAATGGTGCCGAGAATCCGCTGTTACCATGAGAAGAGAACAGCGCGACAGCTTCTATTACCTGTTCGCGCATCCATTTGTTAGGACCGTCCTCTTCTTTGCTATATCCGGCTAATTCCAATTCTCTTATCGCATGTTTACATAAATTACTGTTTGCGATAATATACCGAAGAGCCTTCTTGTTGATAAGGCTCTTCTTGCTCATTTTCTTTACAATTCTTCTACTCTTTTTCATGTTTAATGTTATTTAATGTTTTAATCACCAATCTCCTCTATCATTCGTATTGTGCCATGACCATCTGTTTCGCGAAATCTTTGTACGCCACTATTTTTCGCAGGTTTGCTCGCATTCGTATTTCCCCGATACCGCCGACCGGAGACAAGGCGCCTGTATTAACACCTCTTCCCATGTTTATTCCTCCTTGTTATATAATTGCTTGTTTTTATATTCCAACATCCTTCCTATCCTCTTTAACCCAATTAACTGTATCGCAATACCAACAATACCCTGTCTTGGAATCCTTTTTATGAGAATGGGATCCACATGTGGCGCACCAATAATTATCATCCATATTGTATGTATAACTTTCATCCTCATGCATTTTGGCTATTCTAGCTACCCTATCCTCCAGCAGATCCTTTAGATAATGGCATTCGTAAGGTCTATCCTCTTCCTTTAATATATAAATATCGATATCCATCATGCTCCCCATCCTGTCCGTACACATACACTCGGCGGCATGGCGCACGTTCCCTTCCGGCATCCCCGGAACTATCTCCCGGATCACCGCCTCCATCTTCTCTTGGTATTCGGTGTCTACCTTGACCACCAAATCCTCTAATTTATCTATTAAACTCATGATCTTTTTACTTCTTTGTATATGACATCTGTATTGTCTTCCCTATCTATATTGCAACAACAAGAATACATGCAGTAATAACCCCTGTTATTAAATACACATCCATCACAACTGCTATCATCAATCTCTATTACCTCCAATTCTATTTTCTCCATGCCGGTATTATATTTAAATATACTACCTATCTTATGATATCCTATATCCTTCAAATACCTTATATGATTATTTTCGTTAAATAATCGGTTGATAAATACATCCATTTTATCGTTTAGACCATTTTTATCTAATAACCCCTCGCACTCATTTTTATTAAATCCAAAGGATATCATAAAATATTTTGCCATATCAAACCTTTCCAGTTCCACCAATTTTTGTATGCATAGCCATATTCCTTGTCTTATGCCTTCTTCTTTGGCTTCTTGCACTCTATCTCCCATATTATTTTGTATTAATTAAGTAACAATATTTCTCTTCGCTCTATTTTGATCATTGATGGATTATCGTCATGATCATACCAATATAGATACCATATACCTCCTCTATTGGCCTTCCACATCTTCCCTTCATATTCCCCCGATGGGATCGTTACTGAATATTCTCTAAGACCCTCAAAGGTTTGTTTGGTCATTAAAGCGTATTCCTCATCAATTTCTATGTATCTCCTATGGGGCTGTTTCCATAACATCCCACGTTTGTCTGTTATCTTAGGTATTATATTCTCTCCATTCATGATGCTTTGTAAATTATGTATTAACTATTGTATATCTAACACTCTCCCCATCTTCCCTTTCGCATCCCAAGCAACCTGATTTTACGCAATCATATATATAATTTTCAAAAGCGCATCCCGAACATCTATCACACTTATCTACTCTTAATGTCATTTCAGACATACCAACTTTATAGTTAAAGACTTCCCCTATTTTATGATACTTAATATTTATACATATAGTATCGTTTTCACTTATAGTACTGCCTTCACTTATCATATTCTCACGTCCAAACATATTGTCAATAAACTTAATCATCTCATCATTGAATGATTCGCTTTCTTCTTGCAGCTTCCTACATTCATCCTCGGTCAATCCACAAGAAGATATCAGCTCCTCCGCGGCTTGCGTCCATCGCCCGTCGTGGGCTAGCTCCTGAACCGCCAGCCATATCCCTTGATTCATGCCCTCCATTCTTGCCTTATCTAAAATATCCTCATCTTTCATATCCTCAATCATTTATATTCTTGTTTCTTATAATAATCTCTATATCGTTTAACATCTTATCTTTTAATACTTTCTCTACCATTCTTGGAATGACATTAAAATCTTTATTTTTAAGCTCATTATCTACCATAAGCTTAATCATCTGCTCTATATTATTATCATTCCCGTAAGTATTACATATACACTCCTCAACATATTTTCTTATATCAGATCTAATTGCATTGATTATATCTTCCTTCGTAAGCCCAAGCTCATTATGGATATAATTCTTTATCGCTTTATATTCCTTACTTCTGCTCATAATCAATCTCCTTTCTCTTAAATTCACCTATGTTTAATATCCCTCTATCTCCTTCAAGTGCTAAAGAGATCGGAGGTATTGGCATATATAATTTAACTACCCCGTCATCGTAAAATGGATGCGGATATTTATGATACTTGGCAAATTTGCCCCAGCCTTTAAAGAAGTAAGCCATGGAAATACTTTCTCCATCAGTGACAAGATAATAATCATCTACATCCGGTAGCCCATCGCTTACTTTTATCCACGGTGATTGCTTTGACCGCCATTCGGCACCGGATTTAAAACCAGAAGCAATCATCTCTTTAATGGCAGAAATGCCGTTCGGTACTCCATTTGTTCCAAACGAACTAATAACCGATCCTGCGTATTCAATCGCTACTTCTACTGTCTGTTTCATAATTCCCCTCTTGCTTTAAGTCTTTTGATTGCATCTTTTCTTGAGTATGCACAGATCTTTTGTCCTTTAATCGTGAATTCTTTCAACTCTCTAGAAGTCGATGGGCGTCAATAATCAGGATTGAATTTCATCCCTTCATTTGACAATCTCTGATTAGAATAAATATTTTTATCGGCAGTCATCGTACTTTCCATAGCTAACATTGCTAATGTTTTGAGCATACTTCTTTTTAAACTCATTTGATTTCTATATTTTTAAATGTTATTAAATCTTTTCTTTTTTTTGATCTTGAAGAAGTTCACATTTTTGATCTTACTACATTCTATGAACCTTTCTAAACCTTATTTATTGTTTTGAGATTGTTTACCTTTCTCAAAACAATTTATTATCTTTCAATCTTCTTTTGCTTAGATCCCCTTTATATATTATAAGGTGATTGAGTCTCTTGATAGACATAACCTGTTACCGGAGACTTTACCGCTGCGCAACTTGATAACAAGAATGCCGTACTGATAAATAAGAATGCTTTTTTCATTGTGTGTTTGTTTTTGCCCTCCCTGTCCCCTTCGTTCGGTGGTTTCTAAATAAAAGAAGCGTGGGGACTATTGGATGTTACCGTATTTGAGGCTCTGGACTGCCCACCACTCGATAACAAACAACAGCCCCACGCCGTAACCCTCCCGTTATCGAACTCCCAGACCAAAGGGAGGAGGCCGCATCGTGGACACGGCAACCATTCCATTGGATTCTCCGGCTCCTCATAAGCATCAATACACTTGTACTTATATCTCTCTACCATTATGATCAACCACTATAGAATTGATTTAATCCTTCGATCCCTCATCTCATTCTTATCCTTAAACATCATTATCCTATTAACAATTCCCTCCGATTCCATGTACGTCGAGAATCCATGTATTCTTAGATATTGGATTGCTGATAGTGATTTTTCTAATATTTCCTTATATTCTATATCTGTTTTAACTGCTTTCCCCATGATCTTTTCCCTCCATTTCTTCTAATATGATTTTAACCAGATATACTACCTCGTCTATCTGGTCGTAATAAACATTCACCCCATCAACTTTATCATTGTTTTCATCATATCCATCAACCATCAAATTATCTTCCCCCGATAAATACACGGATGTTATAGATAAACAAATCAACCCAATATCGGTAAAGACCCTTATTTCAGCCGGAAAATCATCTACATGGGTTCCGCTATCCATGTCAAGATCAAGTCTCCCTGTTCTCTTGATCAAATCAACCATAGCTCCATAAGCTACTACGTTCGCATTTAATAGCATTTTATTTAATGCATTTACTCTTTCTACGTCCTTCATAATCTCTAACCCCTTTGTATTACATTGTTATACGTTATCCTATTATCTTGAATCACTTTCATGAAATGATCTTTAGTATAAGCAAAATACCCCAATAATGGCAAGCATGATTATAAGCCAGATGAATGCGCTTATAAGACATCCCTCACCAAGATTACCCATATCCCTAAAGAATAAGTAATTAAAAAATATTTTCATTCTATTCATAATAAACTTTATTTAATGCGTTTATTCTTTCTACGTTTTTCATATCCACCCCCTTTGTATTACATCGTTATACGTTATTCCGTTATCTTGAATTAGTTTCATAAACTGATCTTCGGTATAAGCCAGAGATTCCCCTCTGTTAGCCCTCTCTATATTCTCACTCATCATCCCTATAGCCTGTATTAAGGCTGCTGAGGAGTTGGCTATCAATTTAGCCGCTTCCATTATCCTATTATCGTCCATAATCATATTACTTTAACTTCCTCGTTCCACAAATGTCTTTCATATACCAGGGTGATTCCTATCAGGATTCCGGTATCTCCTCCCCAATAATTAAGTATTTGATATTTAAACTTATGGAGTAACCCTTGTATCCCTCCTTTATCCTTGTCATAAGGATAAAAATCAGATAATTTTACTGTTTTCATCTTTTGCCTTATTAACGATACATTTGTAAAACAACCCTATCTTCCGCCTCCCCATCATCAGGATGGACATCGGTAAAATCAATGATCGAAAAATCATATAAATATGGTGTGTACTCTGTCTCGTAATCACCACTGGCTACCGTTACATTTATTTCTGCCTCCTTGTTCACGACAAGCATTAATTCGTTAATTAAATCCTGTACTGTTACTATTCTTTTCATATCTAATATTTATTTTGAAAATTTGTAATCGCCCGCATAATCAATCCACACACGAAAATCATTTGCATATTTTCTTGCGTCTTTCTTTATTTTTCGATGTATGTCTTTACTAACGCTACCTCCCAAAACCCTATCCAGCTCTTTTTATAAAACCGCCCCGATAAGAGGATAGACGTCCAAATAATTGCCTTCACACTTCTCGAAATCTATTACCTTGTTCCCTATTGCCCGTTCTAATGCCTTGTCCATTGCCTTCACAATGGATTCTTGCACATTTTTATATCGATTGATAAAATCCTGTTCTTTATTTTCCATTTTAATATGTTTTTACAAAAGATGTTCGTTACCTTCATAAGGAATACAATAGATCCATCCCGTCCCATTTAAGCATTCATATCTTTCTTCTTTATATTGAGCATCAGCAATTTTCCTAACAAACAAACTTACGTGCCAATCATCGTCTTCTGTATCTCTTACTAAAACTTTATCAAATGGCTTGAATTTATATTCTGGTTCTATTTCAATACCAAAGAATTGTTTCAAATACATTTTGGCTTTAGGCTCTTTGCTTGTTTTAAGAGCATCAATAAACTTTTGCCTTTCATCCTCAGTAGCAAGTCTGTATTTTTCAATATTATTACAATCAGCATGTGCTTTTCTAGGAATCACGACTCCCCTCCCCTTCTTCCATGATGCATGAAAAGATGTAAGATATTCTCCGTTCGTATTTAATATAAACAGGTAATCACCCTGTTCATTACTCAATACATCTCCGTCCTTGAATGTGGTATATTCTGGAACTTTAAGCTTAAGTCTATAATTCTTTCCTCCGAATCCATTATTTGAGAACCAATCTGATATTATGCCGTGATCAGTATGGATAACTCCTAGGATTGGGAAAGACTCTTCCCTATGATACACAAACTCTACTCTGTAATTATCGCCATCCGTTACAATCATTCCATTGCGCTCACCATTGTTGATTTTCTTTGCCAACTCTAAATCAAATGGTATTGTTATCATTTTCTTTCCCATAATTTTACATGTATTTATATTGTTATTTTCACTTTAATTATATCACTACATTGTAGCTTTATCTGTTCAGCCAATCCAACGAACATGGGCGGACGCCTCGTTCCCTCGCCCACCTTACCCATACACGCCGGCTCCACCGGTAACGCTACCCATGACATCTTGGATGTCTCTCCCGT